CGCTTGTAGAGGCATTCTAGGGCTTATTTGACCCTAATCTTGCTCGTAACGTCTAATCTTTTTACGCTGGTCAGGTGTTGTAGCACCCCAAATACCGTATTCTTCAAACATCCCCACTTTTAGGCACTTATCCATTACAGGGCATCGCATACAAATCTCACGTGCCGTTTCTATCGTTTCGTTTCTTATTCGGGGATGCGTGTTCGGGGCAAAATCTTCAGGAAAGAAAATCTCTGGCACTTGCTCACACTCCACCCCACCTAAATCTGTTATAGCTTCATGCAGATCTAAAGTAATACGATTTAGAAACAGTTTGTCAGTGGTCATACATAAACTCTAGGTATGAGTAAAGACAAAATACATGAAATCCTTGAAACTGCTATCAGTTTAGGTACACACGCAAATCAGTCCCCAGAGTGGTATGCACTACGCAATCAGCCAGGAGTTATCTCAGGCAGCGAAATCGGAACTATTCTTGGGCTTTCCCCTTGGACGTCAGCAATCACACTTTGGGCAGAGAAGACAGGAAAGTTAGAAAGAAGTATTGTTCCTAATACTGCGATGCGTTTAGGGACACTTGTTGAACCTGCAATCCGTCAGCTGTATCAAGAGTCACATCCTGAGCATACTGTTGTTGAAGTTGGGACATACGCTAAGGCAGGGAATGAGTGGATGCACGCTAACCCTGATGCGATCTGTTTAGACGAAAACGATAACGGCTACATCCTTGAAATTAAACACACAGCAACCTACTGGGATGCCATACCTGAAAACTATAAGGCTCAAGTGTATTGGTATATGCACGTCTTCAATCTTCGTAAAGCAGTGTTTGCTGTAGTCAATGCAGGCCGATACAAAGAATACGAACTGTTGTGGGATGACTTTGAGTTTGATGCAATCCTGCAACAAGTAAACAAGTTCCGTAAGTATGTCCTAGACAACATACAACCTGACTGGGATGGTTCAGAATCTACTTATGAAACTGTTAGACAGCTCGCCCCTGGCATTGAAGCACGAGATGAAGAACTAGGACAGTTAGGTATTGAACTAATCAACGCACAAACAGACTTTGATGCAGCTGAAACACATCTAAGAGAAATGAAGTCTAGAACTATTGCTGCACTAAATGGGGCTAAGAATGGCACTGTAGACGGTCAAATCGTAGCAACACTAAGTCAAAGAGCAGGGAACGCCCCTTATCTAACAATCAAGAAAGCAAAAGCATGAAAATAAGTGATCTAAAAGGACTAACCGTAGGCAACAACATCGCCATAGTTATTCGCAACGACAAACTCAAAAGCACATCTGTTTCAGGTGTCTTATCAGGTATTCAAGTCCTAGACTCAGGCAGCGTAGGCGTAACCCTGTACGGTTTGCCACAATGGATCTGGTTAGAAAAGAACATGACTGTAACTTGGAGCGATAACTAATGGCACACTTCAACCTATCTGAGTATCAAACTGTTCAAGAGCGTATAGATCTGTTCTGGCAAAAGTTTCCTGACGGCAGACTTTACACAGAGCTTGTATCGTTTACCCCTGACCAAGTTGTTTTCAAGGCTGAATGTTATGCAAACAAAGATGACGTTTACCCTTTAGCTGTTGACTACGCTGAAGAACGCTTAGGCTCATCTCCAGTTAATAAGACAAGTTTTCTCGAAAACTGCTCTACTTCCGCTTTGGGAAGATGCATATCGTTGCTCGGGAATGAGTTCAGCCCTAAAGGGAAACGCCCAAGTCAACAAGAGATGAACAAAGTTGAACGCCTATCTAAACCTGAAGTAGCTCGTAACTGGCAGGCTGCACTAGACAACATCAACGACATTGAAGGCTTACGATCGCTATACAACGAAGCGAAACAAGGTAAAGCCCCTACTGCTATTCTGGAAGCAATCAAGGGTAAGGCCGATGGAATCACTGGAGCGTCTTCAAGCAATTAGCGTACTCTCTGCACACATCAGAGAGTTAGGTGAACTTGTCGTTTCCCTTACAGATGACCCTGTTCTTAGGGGTAAAACTCTGGTCAGGCTAAATGAGCAGACTATAAGGCTCAACACGCTGATAAGTTACATGGATTAGGTGTTTTCTCTGTAGTTGTGGTTAGATACAGGTTATGACCGTATCGGACAAAGATGAACTGTATCAGGCGTGTACACGCTGTGGAGCTTGGATTGTTAGAGATGTTGTCCATAAACGTAGGCAACGCAACAATCAGTATGCTGACGAATGTAAAGACTGTCGTGATGTACGCAAATACAGTGAAACGTATTTTCTTCGCACCGTAATCCGTAAACATCCAACACTAGGCAAAATAGAATGTTTAGCTTGGAATGGTGAGATTGACGATAACTGGAATCCGATAGATGAGAACGGTGAACTGTATCGCCCTGGCAAAAGACTTTGTGGGGCTAAAGACTGTGTGAGCATACATCATGTTATTGAACCTGAATCGTTGACTGTTTCAGATACAGAGCTAATACTTGGTATGCATGAGATGCAGCAACACAACAGAAAAGTTAGGGCAAAGAATGACTAAATTGCGTGTAGGAAGCCTGTTCAGTGGCTATGGTGGCTTAGATTTGGCTGTGTTGAATGTGCTTGATGCTGAGATGGCGTGGCATTGTGAATGGGAAGATGCACCTTCAGCAATTCTTGCAAAACACTTCCCTGACGTACCTAATTATCGTGACGTGTCAAAAGTAGATTTTACACAAGTAGAGAAAGTGGACATTCTTACAGGTGGTTTTCCATGTCAAGACTTATCTTTGGCAGGTAAAAGAGCAGGACTAAAAGAAGGAACTAGATCAGGGCTTTGGCATGAGTTTGCTAGAGCTATAGAAGAACTACAACCAAAACTGGTTGTTATAGAAAATGTTAGGGGTTTACTAAGTGCTAAAGCAGATAACGGAATGGAATACAGTCAAGAAGATTTGGATGATTGGGGAAGCAGACCTGTTTTCACAGCAATACAGGCCGTTCTTGGGTCGCTGGCCGATATCGGGTATGATGCGAAATGGTGTGGTTTACGAGCTGCCGATGCAGGTGCACCCCACAACAGATTTAGAGTCTTCATCGTTGCCTATCCAAGTTCTAGGAACGCCTACAACAGCAACTAGTGGTAGAAGCCCTGAGTTTCGTAAAGGCAGTAACCCTAATCCTGTTGAGTTTGTTGAAGACTTGTTGCGTACACCTAGTGTTGTTGATTCGACTGGTGGGGCTATCAGTGAAACTCAGGCTAGAGAGCGTGGCAGGATGGTCAAGGTTGCAGATCAGGTTGCTGAACTAGCTGCAGAGAATGGTTTGCAGGTCAGTGAGTCTATAAAGAACAGTTTGTTGCCTACTCCTGCCGTAGGGCACATCCGTAACCATGATGAACCGATTGAAGATTATCTTGCTAGAAGACAAAAGATGATTGACGGTGTTTACAAAGGCATGCCTGGTGTCAGTCTTGGTGTGGCAGTACGCATGGAGATGTTGCCTACCCCACAGGCTTTGGAAGGGCATCATGGAAACAATTTGTCTGTTGAGCATAGAGAATCGCAAGGACGTCAAGTCATGCTGTCAAATCATGCTGTTGATTTTGCAAACAATCAAGTAACCTTGTTGCCTACGCCTGATGCTTATGCCGCTGTCCGTGGTGGGTCATCAACCCCAGAATATAAAAAGGCTAGGGGGTCAATGGTAACTCTTAGTGACCAAACTGAAAAAGGAACGAATTGGGGGAAGTTTGCTCCTGCTATTGAACGCTGGGAGAGTCTTACACGCCCTGCTCCTGCACCTACTAAGCCTGACGGTAAAGACGGTAATCACAGGTTGAGTGCAGAGTTTACTGAGTGGATGATGGGGTTGCCTGAAGGATGGGTTACAGCTGAAGACATAGGGCTAAAGCGTAACGATCAACTAAAGGCTTGTGGTAATGGTGTAGTCCCACAACAGGCAGAACTGGCTTTGCGTATGCTTCTACAAGATACAGATTTTGATAGTAAACTAAAAGTGGAGTCAGCCCTAGCAAAAGAACTGACCCCACATAACCGATAATCCAACTATCGGCATATTCATTCTAGCAGTGAGTAGCCGAAGAAAGGCTACACATGAAGAAACCTGCTAACAGTTTTGAAGCTGTCAAACTTGTCTTAGATAAAGCCCCTAAAGATTTGACCTTAGTTCAAAGACTTGTTCTGATCCAAATAGCACATCACTACCCCACTCCACATCTCTCTCAGAAGACGCTTGCAGCCGAAATCGGTGCTAAACGTGTAGACACTGTAAATCGTGCAGTGCAGGCTTTAGTGAAGCGTGACCTATTGATTGTGTTACGTCAGGGTCAGGCCAGAGCTAATAAGTATGAGTTGAATTACGGTTCTAACGTATACGGCCAAACCGTACTCGTGACTACACGCCAAACCGTAAGTCATGTATACGGTCAAACCGTACTTAAACAAACAAGTAACAAAAAAGAAAACAAAGAACGTTTTTTTGATTTTTTGAGTAATTTCCCAAACATGACTGTTGATGAAGCCAAGGTTTATCGTGCCTGGACAAAAGCACTCCTAAAAGGCACCAGTGAAGATTTACTTGTTACTGCTTCGCAGGCTAATAGGGAAATGCTTGAACCTGATGCTTGGTTGAACTTTGAGAAGTGGAAGAGCTATAAACCTAGTGATCATGATGACTGGTGGGGTAGGGCTGTAAATGACTAATACTAGGGATGCTGTTGAGCGTAGCGTGTTAGGTGGGTTGTTGACTTTCCCGAAGGTGTGGGATGATTTGCAGCTTGTTGCAGACTATTTTGGTGATGCTTTGAATAGGCTGATTTTTGAGCGTATGCAGGTGTTGCGTGCTGATGGTGCTGAACCTGATGTTGTGTTGGTGAACGCTGGTTTGGATGGGCGTGGCGTTGAGCGTGTCTTTGAGTGCACTGGTGATGCCCCTATGTCGCCTGTTGCTGTGGTTTATCATGCTAAACAGTTGAAGGCTATGTGGGCTAAAAGTGAGTTGGAGTTGGCTGGAAGGATTTTGGCTGATGATGCTTTGAAGGTTGAGAGTGATGTTTCTGGTTTGGTTGCTGGGGCGTTGCAGGTTGTGGATCGTGTTTCTGCTAGTCAGGTTGGTCTAAGCATTGTTTATCCTGGAGAGTTTTTGCCTGAGTATGTGTCTGAGATGTCGAGCAAACCCCCTTTTATGCCTACTTGCTGGAAACGGTTGAACAAGTTTATTGGTGGTTGGCGTGATGCAGGTTTTTATGTTGTGGCAGGTCGCCCTGGTCAGGGTAAGACTATTGTTGCTTTGCAGGCTGCTTTTGAACTGTCGAAGCAGGGTAAGCACGTGCTTTATTTTAGTTTGGAGATGCCTGCTCTGCAGTTGCAACATCGTTTGTTGGCTCAGGCGTTGTGTATTGACTATTCTTTGATTGCCAATGATGAGCTTGATTTTGAGATTATGAACGCTGATGCTACTCATGTTTGGGCTAGGGATGTTGTTGCTTCGGCAGCTGATAGTCTGGGCAACAATCTAGGCCTTATCGGTCTAGGTAAGTTGACTCCTAATGTGGTTCGGGCTTATGTTTCGGCTGCTTCTAAGGTTCGTAAGGTTGATGCTGTGTTTATAGATTATTTGGGTTTGATGCATGATGACGTTGAGCATAGGGACAAGATTTCTCGTATCGGCAGTGTCAGTAATCAGTTAAAGCAATTTGCTTTGGAGTTGAGTATCCCTGTTGTTGTTGCTGTTCAGTTGAATCGTGACGTAGAGAATCGGAGCAACGGTAAACCCCAGTTAAGTGATCTAAGGGACTCTGGAAGTATTGAGCAGGATGCTGATGTTGTGTTGATGATTGGTAGGAAGCATCGTGAAGGCGATAACCCTGATGGGCAGGGCAGTGATTTTGCTTTGGTTGTGGCTAAGAATAGGCATGGCGAAACTGGTGCTGCTAGATTTATAGCTCAGGATGGGTTTAGCAGAATTGTGGAGCAGTAGTGTTGCAGGATAATCAGGTTGAGTGTTGTCGTTGTGGGTTTAGGTGGGTTGTGAACGCTGAGAAACGTGGCAGAAAAGATTTGAAGTGTATTAGCTGCAGAGTCAAGCCTGCACATACGATTCAGTACGGCAAGCTTCGTTGTACTCCACATCAGGGCAGTCTTGATGCTGATCTAAACCCTGTTGACGATAAAGGCAGAATCGTGTTGCCTGGGGTTAGGGTTTGTGGTCATAGGGATTGTGTGAACCCTACACACATTGTCAGCGATTAG